TGTTTATACCTATGGAGTGGAATTACGAAGGATTCATTGATACTTATGGACACCCTGTATTCAATACGCCAAAAACGTTCGCTGAGGGACCATACGGAGACGTTATAGACACCGGGGTTATCGAGCATTGGGATAATGAGGTTGATGGATTAAAAGGCGACCAGGATAGCTTAAATGAATATTATCGTCAATTCCCACGTACAGAAGAGCACGCTTTTAGAGACGAAACTAAAAATAGTATATTTAATCTAGCTAAAATATATGAGCAAATAGATTATAATGAAGAAGTAGCTCATAATACTGTTAACCGCGGTAATTTCCAATGGGAGTACGGCGTAAAAGATACAAAAGTAATTTTTTTACCAGATAGCAACGGTAGATTTAATGTTAGCTGGGTGCCTCCTATTGGATTGCAAAACAAATCAACTGTAAAAAATGGCAGGCGATTTCCGGGTAATGAACATGTTGGAGCTTTCGGCTGTGATTCATATGATATATCAGGAACAACCGACGGACAAGGCTCTAAAGGCGCTTTGCACGGGCTTACTAAGTTTAGTATGGAAGAAGCCCCGTCTAACTCATTTTTTTTAGAATATATAGCTAGGCCTCAAACAGCAGAAACTTTTTTTGAAGATGTTCTTATGGCTTTGGTTTTTTATGGTATGCCGCTGCTTGCTGAAAATAACAAACCTAGATTATTGTATTATTTAAAGAGAAGAGGTTATAGAGGTTATTCGATGAGCAGACCTGATAAAATATGGAATAAATTATCAATAGCCGAAAAAGAAATAGGCGGTATACCAAACTCGTCTGAAGATATTAAGCAAGCGCATGCCGCTGCTATTGAAACTTATATTCAATCTTATGTAGGTAATAATGAAAATGGTATAAACAATCATATATATTTTAACAGAACATTGAATGATTGGGCTAAGTTTGATATAAATAAGCGAACAAAATTTGATGCTGCTATAAGTTCAGGATTAGCAATTATGGCTTGTAACAGGCATTTATATTCACCAATAGGACAAACAAATAAAACTAAACTTAATTTAAGTTTTTCAAAATATAAAAATAGCGGTCTAAGATCGCAAATAATAGATTAGTATGGCTGAGTCAGTTGTAAAAAGTTATTTTCCAAGTCAAGTCGCAAGCGATTTAGAAAAAATTAGTTCAGAGTATGGGCTAAAAGTTGCTAAAGCTATTGAGCATGAATGGTTCAAGAGAGACTCTGGCACTACTAGATTTTATAATAATCAAAACCAATATCACAAGCTAAGGTTGTATGCGAGAGGTGAGCAGCCAGTGCAAAAGTATAAAGACGAGTTGTCTATTAATGGTGATTTGTCTTATCTTAATTTAGACTGGAAGCCTGTACCTATCATACCTAAGTTTGTTGATATTGTTGTTAATGGTATTGCTGAAAGAACATACGACGTAAAAGCATACTCGCAAGATCCTTACGGTGTAGAAAAAAGAACAAAATATATGGAATCAATTTTGCGTGATATGAAAACGCAAGATTTAAATAACTTTGTTCAACAAAAGTTTGGTATAAACTTATTTGAAAATGAGCCAACAACGTTACCGTCTTCTGAAGAAGAGCTTTCGGTGCATATGCAATTATCATATAAACAAGCTGTTGAGTTAGCGGAGGAGCAAGCTATTAACACGGTATTTGACCAAAACAGATATGAGTTAATTAAAAAACAATTTTATTATGATTTAGCAGTATTAGGTATTGGTGCAGCTAAAACAACCTTTAGCACTTCTGAAGGAATTAAAATTGAATACGTTGACCCTGCAGATTTAGTTTATTCATATACAGACTCGCCATATTTTGATGATATATATTATATAGGTGAGATTAAAACAATACCTATTAACGAACTTAAAGTTCAGTTTCCGAACTTAACCAACGAAGACTTAGAAGATATAACTAAGCAAGGCGTGTATAATACTGACTTTTATCATAGGACATTAAATGAAACAAATAATGTAGACGCTAACTCGGTGCAAATTTTGTATTTTAATTATAAAACTTATATGAATGAAGTTTACAAAATTAAATCTACCGCTAGTGGTGCAGAAAAAGCATTAATAAAAACGGACCAGTTTGATCCGCCAAAAGATGAAAGAACTAGGTTTGAAAAAGTTTCGAGATCATTAGAGGTGTTATATGAAGGCGCATTAATATTAGGCACCGATAAGTTACTTAAATGGGAAATGGCCCAAAATATGATGCGCCCTAAAAGTGATGTGACCAAAGTTAAAACAAATTATGCGATGGTTGCGCCTCGTATGTATAAAGGAAAAGTTGAATCTTTAGTAAGCCGTATAACCGGATTTGCTGATATGATTCAGCTTACACATTTAAAATTACAGCAGGTAATGTCACGGATGGTGCCTGATGGTGTTTATTTAGATGCAGACGGTATTGCAGAGATTGATTTAGGTAATGGTACAAACTATAATCCACAGGAAGCGTTAAACATGTTTTTCCAAACAGGTTCTGTAATTGGAAGATCGTTTACATCCGAAGGTGATATGAATCCAGGTAAAATACCTATTCAAGAAATTACAAGCGGAAGTGGCGGTAATAAATTAGGTGTATTAATTAATACGTATAATTATTATTTACAAATGATTCGTGACGTGACGGGATTAAATGAAGCACGTGACGGAAGCATGCCTGATAAAAACGCATTAGTGGGCGTACAAAAATTAGCCGCCGCAAACTCTAATACAGCTACAAGACATATATTACAAAGCGGATTGTTTTTAACAGCTGAAGTAGCAGAGGCGATATCAATGCGCATATCTGATATATTAGAATACTCGCCTACAGCGGAAGCGTTTATACAAAGCATAGGCGCGCATAATGTAGCAACGTTAGACGAAATATCACAGTTACATTTAAGAGACTTTGGTATATTTTTAGAGCTAACGCCTGATGAAGAAGAAAAACAATTATTAGAAAACAATATTCAAACCGCCCTGTCAGCCGGCCTCATTGATTTAGATGACGCTATAGATATTAGAGATATAAGAAATATCAAACTAGCAAATCAATTGCTTAAAATAAGAAGACAAAAGAAACAAGAGCGCGATCAGCAAATACAACAAGAAAACATAAAAGCGCAGGCCGACGCAAACGCACAGGCTCAACAAGTTGCCGCGCAAGCTGAGATTCAAAAGAATCAAGCGCTAACTTCTCAAAAAGCAGAATTAGAAAAGATAAAAGCGCAAATAGATAGTAATAAGCTAAACCAAGAAGCGCAGCTTAAAAAAGAATTAATGCAGTTAGAGTTTCAAATGAACATGCAGCTCAAAGGCATAGAAGTTGATGGTCAAAAGAAAGCAATTAAAGAAAAAGAGGATCGCAAAGACGAGCGAACAAAAATACAAGCTAGCCAACAAAGCGAGCTAATTAATCAAAGAAAAAACAATTTACCACCAAAAGTATTTGAATCATCAGGAAATGATATACTTAGCGGTGATTTTGACTTAGGTTCTTTTGAACCCAAGTAATCTATAGTGTATATAATTATATAATATTTTATCATGGAAAACCAAGAAGAAGCAAACGTTCAGCAAGAACAAACGCAGGATCCAATTGTAGAGGCTAAAATAGTTGAGCCTCAGCAAGAAGAAGATCCTAATGTAGTAAAAATTGATTTAAGAAATTTAGAAACTAACGAAGATGCCGTTCAAGAGCAAAGCACAGATGCAAGCGATGATACTGTCGAACAACCCGAAGACACGCCAAGTAGCGAAGAAGTGGTTGAAGAAGTACGGGAGCCCGAACAAAATGAAGAGCCCATTACAGATGATGGGGCTGAAGAAACGGTATTAGAAGAGATTACAGAAGAGGAAATACAAGAAGAAGCTGAAGAGCTCGCTAAAGAAGTAGAAGAAGTAATAGAAGAAGCGCAGCAAACAGGAGAACCTCTTCCTGAAAATATACAAAAAGTTGTGGACTTCATTAATGAAACAGGAGGCACACTTGAAGACTACGTGGCACTAAACAAAGATTACTCTGATGTAGAGGATATGGCATTGCTGCGTGAATATTATACAAAAAATAAACCGCACTTATCTGCGGATGAAATTGATTTTTTAATTGAAGACAACTTTTCATATGACGAAGAGGTTGACGAAGAAAGAGAAGTAAAGCGTAAGCAGCTGCGATTTAAAGAAGAGGTTGCCCAAGCAAAAAGCTCTTTAGAAGGATTAAAAAGTCAATATTATGAAGAAATTAAAGCGGGTTCAAGATTAACAGCTGATCAACAAAAAGCTGTCGATTTTTTTAACCGCTATAATAAAGAGAATGAAGAAATCACGAAAGTTGCAGAGCAGCAAAAATCTATATTTAAAAAGAAAACTCAAGATGTTTTCTCTGACTCGTTCAAAGGTTTTGAATACAATGTTGGTGATAAAAAGTATAGATACAATGTAAAGCAAATAAATGAAGTGAAAGAAGCCCAGTCTGACATAAACAATTTTGTTCAAAAGTTTTTGGATGAAAAAAATACTATGAAAGATGCTAAAGGTTATCACAAAGCTTTATTTACAGCTATGAATACAGATAAAATTGCTCAACACTTTTATGAACAAGGTCGTGCAGATGCTTTAAAAGAAAGTATTTCTAAGGCTAAGAATGTAAAGATGGATCCGAGAGGGGTACATGAAAAAGTTACATCTTCGTCTGGGCTTACTGTTAAAGCAGTATCTGGTGACGATTCTTCAAGATTAAGAGTAAAAATAAGAAAATAATTAATTAAAACTATAAAAAATGAGTTTTCAAACAGGAGGAGCCTTTCCAGCTGGATTGACTCCATCACCAACAAAAACGTTGTTTGATAAAAACTATCTTTCTATCGGAGACAACGACTTTAACTTTACTAAGCAGTTTCTGCCAGAAGTATATGAAAAAGAAGTAGAGCGTTACGGAAATCGTTCTATCTCTTCTTTCTTGCGTATGGTAGGTGCTGAAATGCCTATGGCTTCTGACGAAGTTGTATGGACTGAGCAAGGGCGTTTGCATATTGCATATGATAACGCAACACTAGGCAGTACCTCAAGTAACACTGAAAAAACAATTAATATTACTGGACATGCTATTCGTCCAAACCAAACAATTGTTGTTTCTAAAGGTACTGATACTGTAAAAGCTTTTGTACAGTCTGTTGCAGCGGATAGCATTGAAGCTTACCCTTTAACATCTGCTACTTGGCCCGCAAGCTTTGTCGCTGATCCTGCGCCTGCACTAAAAGTGTTTGTATATGGTTCAGAATTTGGCAAAGGTTCTGCTGGTATGTCTGGATCAGTTGACGCTGGTTTCCAAAAGTTTTCAAATAGCCCTATTATCCTAAAAGATAAATATTCAATCAATGGTTCTGATACTGCTCAAATCGGGTGGGTTGAAGTAACTACTGAAATGGGTACGTCTGGATATCTATGGTATTTGAAATCTGAGCACGAAACTCGTCTACGCTTTGAAGATTATCTAGAAATGTCAATGGTTGAAGCTGAAAAAGCAACTCAAACTATTAACATTCTTGATAACGCAGGTGCTGACTCAGGTGCTGATGTAAGAGGTACAGAAGGTCTATTTGCAGCTATTGAAAGCCGCGGCCTTGTATTCCAAGATCATGACTTTGATAATGCTTCAGGTCTTACTGGTTTAGGAGAATTTGATTTAATTCTCAAAGAACTTGATAAGCAAGGGGCTATTGAAGAAAATATGCTTTTCTTAGATCGTGACACTTCTTTGTCTATTGATAATATGCTAGCACGCGCTAATTCTTACGGAACTGGCGGTACATCTTATGGCGTATTTGAAAACAGCGAAGATATGGCGCTTAATTTAGGATTCAGCGGTTTCCGCAGAGGTTCTTATGACTTCTACAAAACTGACTGGAAATATCTAAATGATGCAGCTACACGTGGTATGACTGATGATATCGACGGGGTACTTGTGCCTGCTGGCGTATCTACAGTATATGACCAAACACTAGGTAAAAACATTCAACGACCATTCCTACACGTGCGTTACAGAGCTTCTGAAGCAGACGATCGTAGAATGAAGTCTTGGATCACTGGTTCTGTAGGAGGAAACTTCACTTCTGATATTGACGAAATGAATGTACACTTCCTATCTGAAAGAGCCCTATGTGTACAAGGTGCTAACAACTTTATCTTATTTGAAGATACTGCAGCAGCTGCTGGAGGATAATAACACCCATTAAACTTAGGGTCGTTTTGTGCGGCCCTAGGTTTATTTTATTTTTTTAATTATATTATATCATGAAAACAAGACAAATTACTAAGCCCAAGAATTGGGAAATTAAAGATCGCGTATATTATTTAACCGGAAATAAACAACCTATTGTAAAAGTTATTGCAACAAAGCATACTTCAAAAAGACCTTTACTGTGGTTTGATGAAGAAAAAGGTTATCAAAGAGAATTAAGATACGCAACAAACCAACCATCACCATTTGTAGACGAACAAGAAGGTGCGGTTACATTAGAACAAATAGCATTTAGAGATGGATCGTTGTTTGTTCCTAAATCGAGGCAAAATTTACAATTATTACTTTCATTATATCATCCGTTAAAAGATTCAATATATTCTGAACTTGATGAAGTTAAAAATGCTGAAGACGACTTAGATTATTTAGAAGTTGAGATCGAAGCGTTAAATTTAGCTACTAAGCTGGAGATAGACATGCTAGAAGCTATTTTAAGAGTGGAAGCGGGTAGTAAAGTAAATACTATGACAAGTAAAGAAGTAAAGCGTGATGTGCTGCTTATGGCACGAAGAAATCCTTCTTTATTTTTAGAATTAGCAAACGACGAAAACGTTCAAATAAGAAACTTTGGTATTAAAGCTGTTGAGGCAGGTATTATCAAATTAAGTGATGACCAAAGAAATTTTCAATGGGGAAGCAACGGAAGAAAGCTTATGGCTGTTCCATTTGATGAAAACCCATATTCAGCTTTAGCTGCTTGGTTTAAAACTGATGAAGGCGTTGAAGTTTATAAATCTATAGAAAAAAGACTTAAATAAGTCGCTTATAACGGTTGGGCCGTTGTAATAGCGGCCTAACTATTATAAAAACAAAAATATGGCAGTAAGCATAGATACAGTATACCAAAGAGTGCTGGCGGCATTAAATAAAGAGCAGAGAGGTTACATCACCCCTCAAGAGTTTAATTTATTTGCTAACCAAGCACAACTTGATATATTTGAGCAATACTTTTATGATTTAAATCAGTTTATGCGCCTACCAGGCAATGATAGCACTTACGGCGACGTAGTGGATTTGCTAAATGAAAAGATTGATATATTTGAAAAATTTAGACAAGATGTCACCGTAACAACAGGTGGCGTCGGAACTCTGCCTGCATACTATAGAATGGGGCAGCTATCTTATTTAAATAACGGTGAATATATAGAGGTTGAAAAAATTAATCAAAATGAATTAAACCATTATATAAACTCAAAATTAACAGCGCCGACAGTAAATTCTCCTATATATGTGCAGACATCCTCTTCTGCAATACAAATTTACCCCACCAGTATAACATCAGGTGTTACTTGTAATTATATAAGTAAACCAGCAAAAGTTGAATGGCAATACCAAATGGTTTTTGGTGAGGCATTATACAACGCAACCAACTCAGTTGATTTTGAGCTGCATGCTTCTGAAGAAACTGAACTTGTAATAAAAATACTAGAAATGGCAGGGCTTGTTGTTAAGGACCCAAGTGTTTATCAAGTCGCTAACGCTGAAGAAATAGAACAACTACAACAAGAAAAATCTTAATAAATGGCTTTATTTACAGGAACTCAAAAACAATATTATTACGGCCCAGATAATTTATGGGGCAGCAATGACGAAGTCTATGGAAATTACCAGTTTATTAAGCTAAAAGATTTAGTAAATAATTTTATAATTAACTACGTAGGCGAAGATAAAATTATAAGCAAAATAAAAAGAGCTGATGTTTCTTTTCATATGCAGCGTGCTATTCAAGAGTTTTCTTATGATATATTTAAATCTGAAAAGTCACAAGAAATAGAAATACCACCATCGCTTATGATGATACTGCCGCATGATTACGTTAATTATGTAAAACTAAGTTGGGTAGATGATTCGGGTATTGAAAGACTTTTATACCCTGCAAGAAAAACAAGTAACCCATTACCTATACTACAAGATGATCAATACGAATATTTATTCGATTATCAAAATGAAGAAATACTAACCGCCAACGAATCTGAAACTTGGAAAAAATTTCAAAAGAGACAAAACAATGCCCAAAACGATAGGCGCAATGCAAGCGATCAATTTGAGTTTTCAGAATCATACGGAGGTAGAATTGGCTTAGAGCCTGAAATGGCGCAAGCAAATGGCACGTTTTTTATAGATCCTATAAAGAATAAAATATTTTTTGATTCAAACATGGTAAACAAAATCGTTACATTAAAATATATAAGTGACGGCGTTGCGACTGAAGATGAAAAAATTGTACATAAGTTTGCTGAAGATGCGGTATATAAACACGTAGCACATTCTATACTTTCAGCACGCCAAAATATACCTGAATATCAAATCGCTAGATTTAAAAAAGAAAAATTTGCAGCTACAAGAAAAGCAAAGCTAAGATTATCTAATCTTAAAATAGAAGAGCTTACGCAAATAATGAGAAATAAAGGAAAACAAATAAAGCACTAAAATATGCCGGAAATCGTAAAAGTGTTTGCTAAGGGTCGTATGAATAAAGACCTGGATGAGCGCATGGTTCCAAATGGCGAGTACAGAGACGCGTTAAATTTAGATTTATCCGTATCTGAAGGCTCAGACGTGGGTGCATTTGAAAACATAAAAGGCAATAAAGAAATTATACATAAGTCTTATAATGCCAGCACGCTTTCTTTTAAAGATTGGGATAGTGACTATATTTCTAACCTCACAAATGCTGCCTGCGTAGGTGCAATTAAAGATGAAGAGACGGAAAAAATTTATTGGTTTATTTCTTCTACAGAAGTAAACGCAATTGCAGAATATGACCAAACGATAGATGTAGTAAAGCCGCTGCTTGTAGAAAAGAAAACGGTGTCAAATTTTTTAAACTTTACGTCGGATAATATTATTACAGGTATAAATATTTTAAAAGGTATTTTGTTTTGGACTGACAATAAAACAGAACCTAAAAAAATTATTATAGAAGATTGGCAAAACTCTACAGTTAATTTTTTAATTCATTCTAAAATATACGGTAGAAATTTCATTGAGCAAGATATTAGTGTAATTAAAAAATATCCTTTAGCTGCACCAAATCTTTTAATGAGAAGAACAAAACGCGCAGGAAATATACAAGGAAATATAAGTTATAGATTTGCATCTATTGATTCTGATGGAGATCAAACTCAACGTGACTCCAGTTCTCCTGAACAAACCTTTGGTTTTTCATCTAAAATGGATTATAAATTAGGTGATGTTTTGCTTTTTTCTTTAATAGATGATGCTGCAGAATATAATGAAGATTTTGAAGTTCGTGTATTAGTTACCGGTGTTACAAGCCCTTATTTAATAAAAGGGCGCATTCAGTCTATAAGCAACGATATACCCGCAGGTACTTTACCCTGGGAAGTAGAATTATTACTTGATGATCCTTTATTTGAATTTAAATTTCCTAGGTTTGCTTATAGATATAAGTATAAAGATAATCAATATTCTGTATTTTCACCTTTTACACAAACAGCTTTTTTACCCGGCGCGTCTTTTGAGTATGATACTAAAAATGCATACAACGAAGCTATGGTTAATACAGCTCGCGTTATAGAGTTATCTAATTTTGTAACATCTAATATACCACCAGATGTTATTGCCGTTGATTTGCTTTATAAAGAAACTGGAAATAACGCTGTTTATAAAGTTGATACAATTGAAAAAGATTCTAAAAAATGGAATGATAATTTATATGTTATTGAAAGTGAAATAATCAGTTCAATAGTTGAGGCAAACCAAATATTAAGACCGTTTGATAATATACCCAAACAAGCTTTAGCACAAGAAATAGTTGCAAATAGATTAATTTACGGAAACTATAAACAAAATTATTCTATGCTAACCTTAACTGGTCAGCCTGTAAAACCTATTTTTGGATTTGGTATAGCTGAAGCTAAAGTTTTAAATGAAGATGGAACTTATTCGCCACCTGTATTACCTTACCCATCTATAAAATCGCAAAGAACGTATCAGCTAGGTATTGTTTATATAGACGAGTATGGTAGGCAATCTCCTGTGTTTACTTCTGACACCGCGACTAAAATTTTAAATAAAAGTTTTAGCGGCATAGCGACAAACGTTACAAATAAAATGCTTTCTACCCCGCCTTCGTGGGCTAAATATTTTAAGTATTTTATAAAAGAAAACGCAAGCGAGTATTACAATTTAGCAATGGATAGGGTGTATGACGCGGCCGATGGTAATGTATGGGTGTCTTTTCCATCTGCAGACAGGGATAAAATAAATGAACAAACATTTATAGAATTAAAAAAAGAGCATGATAACCAAGAAGCTGTTACTGACTCCGCAAAATATAAAGTTATATCTGTATCTAATAATGCGCCTAGTTTTTTAAAGTTATCAAAAAAATCATTAGGGGCTATTGAGCATAATTTTTCGTCTGGCTTAATAGACGCAGAAAACAGTTTTCCTTTAGTAGATAGAGTGTCATTTAGATTAAAAGGAGATGCTTTTGATTCTGCGCCTTTTGGTAATTTAGTTGCCACTGGTGTAAACAACAATTATGTTAGAATTGGCTCCACCGGAAACTTATCTAATTATTTTGAAATAACAAGCGTTAAAAGAATCGATGGAGATGATCTTCATGATTACGAAATATACCTTGCCAAAAAATTTGATGATTCAGTTGATTTTACATCTACAGATGGCACATTTGCTAATAGAACCTCTAGCACATTAAACGTTGAATTTTTTAAAGAAGAATCCGAATCTAAATCAGAATACGAGGGTAGATTTTTTGTTAAGCTAAATAGAGATTCAATACTAGAAGATAAATTATTAAACTCAAAAGCCACAGAAGATTATGTTACTGTATATAAACAAGATCTTGGATGGACAAGCACAAAAAAGGGTCCAGAAGACTGGCATTTTAATACATATGGAGTTGGTAATGGCAAAACGGAAATTTGGGAAAATGGCGTAGGAACTGGTACTCAATATAAACATAGAGTAGGTCATGGAGCTAGCCAAAGTTCTAAAAAAATAACTTTAAGCATACGCGCAAATGATGGCAAAGGTAACCAAAATAGAGGGTGGGCAGATAAAAGATGGTTATGGAGAGATTTTGGTAGTTATGGTGAAACTACACAATATCAAACTTTTATAAATGCTATAGACACTCCCGGCACTAAATTTAGGTTTACAGATGACCCCACCACCCCCAAGCCTGTTTATGAAATAATAAAATCCACAAGGGTACACGCTACTATAGAAAGCCGAACCGCTCAGTTAAAAATAGGTAAATTTGAAAGCGAAAGAACTAAAATATTTCAATTAGAATTGGATAAACGATTAGTATGGTCACCTCTTTCTGTATTAACTCAAAACGACAATAACTCAAAGACGCCTATAGAAATTATAAAACCTTATATAGAAGATGGAGATACTTTTAGGTCTGATAACCCAGCTATTTGGGAAACAGAACCTAAGGAAACTGTTGATTTAGATTTATATTATGCAGCAAGCGACATATTTCCTATAGCAGAACACGACCAAGTTAAAGAATTAAATTGGCATAACTGTTGGGCATTTGGAAATGGAGTTGAGTCAAATAGGATTAGAGATGACTTTGCGGCTACATATTTAGATAACAACCCTATTGTTTCTACGGTATTAGAAGAGCCGTATGAGGAGGAGCATCGTAGCACAGGTCTTATATTTTCACAAATATTTAATAGTAGATCAGGTGTAAATAATCTTAACCAATTCATATTAGCCGAAGCTATTACAAAAGACCTTAATCCAAGGCACGGTAGCATTCAAAAATTGTATGCTAGGGACACCGATATGGTCACTTTATGTGAAGATAAGTGTTTTTATATATTGGCAAATAAAGACGCTTTATTTAACGCCGATGGAAGCGCTAATTTAACTTCTAATTCTGCTGTATTAGGGCTTGCGAGACCTTACGCAGGTGACTACGGCATTAGCACAAACCCAGAAAGCTTTGCGGCTTACGGTAATAAAATTTATTTTACCGATAAAAATAGAGGTGTAGTTATACGTTTATCGGGCGGACTAGGCGGGGGTGATGGAATTACGCTAATATCTGGAAAAGGTATGGCGGATTACTTTGAAGATAATTTACAGCTCAATAACAAGCTGGTAGGCAGCTATGACACAACCTCAGGTGCCTACAACTTAGTTCTTAATAATGTAGGCAGTACGCTATCGTATCAAGAAAGCGTTGATGGCTGGGTTAGCAGGCTTTCTTTTTTGAAAGAACAAGGATTAAGTATTAATAATAAATATTATACTTTTGATTCGGGTAGAATATGGGAGCATAAGGCAAATAGTCTTTATAATAATTTTTATGGCGTTCAATATGAAAGCCACTTTACTGTTTTGCTAAATGATCAACCAACTAGCGTTAAGAACTTTAAAACATTAAATTACACTGGTTCAGAAGCACGTGATTATAAATATCTGACGGGTAATGGTATAAAGTACTCATTAGCAGAGATACAAGCCAAAGGATTAACGCCTACATCCCAAAGTATTGAGCCTGGGTGGTGGACTGATAGTATAAACACAGATTTGCAAGAAGGGCAATTAAAAACATTTTTAAATAAGGAAGGCAAATATTTTAACTATATAAAAGGTATAGCTACAACGCTTTCTAATGTAGACTCGCAAGAATTCTCTGTTCAAGGGATTGGCACCGCTACAGTTACGGGTGATGAAAGAACTGAATTTAATGTTCATGTTTATATTGCTGATAACTGTTTTGTAGGAAATTATAAGGTGCATGTATTTGTAGACGACACATGTTATATAAATAATTAGAATGGGACACACTACTAACATAGGAAATTTTTCGGTTGCATCAGTTGAATTTGGCGTAGATAGCGGAACAAATATTTCGGCTACGCAATCAACTGCTGTATTAACATTAATACCAGATGCAGGTTATACTATAACCGCGGGTGATTTTAGTTATACTTCAGGACCAAGTCAAGTTTCTGGTGTAACTTTTGCCCAATCGGGTCAAAATGTAATTGCAACCGTTACATTTAATACAAACGCAGTAATGCCTAGCAGCGATTTAGATATACCTATTTGTATATCAGGCGAGTCAGGCGAGGTTTCATATACTTTGTCTGGTAACATAAATGTTATAGCCAGTTCCAATGTCACTCCTAGCTCGGGCAATATAGCTTACACGGCTTCTGGTAATACAGGTGATACCGTACAAGTGTTTTCTCAAACCATATCGGCTGATACAGGTTATTTCTTTCCTGATCCTCCAACCGGTAGTTTAACATCAGGAAATAGTTCATCTTATACTTTTACTACAACAGAAGGTTTAAATAATGATGGCGAAGTAATTTCTAAAACATTTATTGCCAACTATACTTTTGGATCTCAGTCTGTATCAGGTGATGTGTTTACTATAGTTGCAGATGCTGACTTAATACCAGTTATAGTTTCTGAAATAACAAGTTATACATTCTCTACAGTAAATATTGACGGTGATGGTGAAACAAGATCAATGGTGGTGTTTGGCACACCGGGTGCTGAATTTAGTTTAAATGTTGTAAATGAAGATGGAACACCGGTATCTTTAGGTGTTATAAATAACCAAGTAATCCCAGGGTCCGGCTCTTTTAGTTTTAACATAACCTTCCCTGCTGTTACTGATAATGATGATTATGATTTTACCTTGACCGGAGATGGTGTTTCTAATAATTTTAACGGAACAGGACAGCAACCATCTACATTTACAGTAAATCAATATGTAGATATTAATTTAACATTTGGATTAACAACTCAAAATTCAAATATTACGCCTGGTGCAACAATTTCATTTTTATATGAACCGGATAAAACTTTAAGTACAACAGACAGTAATTATTCATTTACAGGTACTCTTGTCGCTACTTCTACCGCTACAATAACAGAAAATGTATCTCCAACTGTTAATGATTTTACTAATTTAAATCCAAATAATAATGGAGGCACAAGCACAACAATAAATTCAGTTTCAGCAGCTTTATCTAATAATGATTTAACTTATACCGTAACTTTTTCAGGAACAACTACAGAAACAGGTATTGCAGATGTGCTTAGTACATTAAATTTAGATTATTTAATTACCACAAACTCTGTTCCTGTAGCATATACCGTTACTAAAACTATAAATGAAGACGAAACAAATCCTGCTAATTTGGTTGTTCAACTTTTGGCATCTGATGGAGATAATGACCCTTTAACATATACTTTATTAGGCTTACCTGTAAATGGAGATTTATATGCGTCTACAGACACATCTTTCACAACTCCTTTAACAGCCGGCGCAATTACAGGCTCTTCATTTTTATATAAACCGGACGCCAACTTTAATGGTAATGAAAATTTTAATTACAAAGTAAATGATGGAACTGTAGATTCAAACAATGCTCCTATTGCAATTACTGTAACCCCTGTTAACGACCATCCTATAATAACTAGCACTGCACCTACTTTTACTGGAACAGTAGGTCAAACATACACATATAATTTTACATACTCAGATGTAGATCATACTGATGCTGAAATAACAATGAGCACTCAAAACTCTCTTCCCAGTGGGTGGACATTAACTGATAATAATAATGGAACAGGAACGCTATCAGGCACTGTTGCCGCGGGGCAAACAACTATAGTATTAGTGGCTACAGACCCTGTAGGTGACGCGGATAGCGAAACAATAATAGTTAGCGCTGCTTATGATATATTAACCAATATGGAGTTTTTAGTAAGCTACCGATCTAATGCTATAGCAGCATCTACTTCTTCTGGTCAATCACCTAAAACAACTTCAGCAATAAATCTTTCAGCTAAACCCACTAGTGTTTCTGGACACACCTGTAATAATGCTGACTTTATTTTACTTGCTGAAACTACTGACTCATCTAACAATACTGTTAGATTTATAATAGGACAAGCTCATTTAGGAAATACTAGTACAACTTCGGCAAACTCGGTTGATCACAATTTAAAATCATCTGAATGGTCCAATATAACATTACCCGTATCTCCTGTTAGTAATGGTGCCAGTGGTCTTTCAAATAATGCGCGTGTAAATACAGATCAAGTTGATTTAAATTCAAATGTATATGACCATCAGAATACCGTAAGCGGTACATATGCAGCCTCTAACCCTAATTCATATTATATTTCTGGAAGTGTTGGTAGCAGTCATCGATCAAATTATTTAACAATAAATAACACATTAGCAGCCCAAATGGCTTCAACTACCTCCACGGGTGTATTTACAATAAGACTTGCTCCAGACTCCTGGAGAGAGCGAACAGGAGTTACTGAAACAAACACGTCTATTGATCAAAAGTACGCGGCCTTTGCGCATGCTTCAGCAGCGTGGCTCCAGATATTTAAAGAAAATAGCGCCGGTACTAATCAAGAAGAGGTTTTAGATAGCAATGGTAATAGTTTTGGGGTAACTAGTGCAAGCAATGTTTCAATTAATATATTTAATAATACAGTAACCGTTAGCTAGTATGGATAGTATAACATTAACTTTTCCAAAGCCCCTAAATGTTTCTGTACAAATTGGAGATATTGCTTATTACACTAACGATTTAAATGGTGAAACAATAACGCAGATTGGTGAAATAACAGATGTAGGGGTGTATAGCATAGATTGCAATATTAGTTCGTCTACACCAAGACCTACTAATACAAGCTTTATACTATTTAGTAAAACTAACGCAGCTAATATAAGTGGCTTAACAGGTTACTTTGCTGAAGCTGTATTTAAAAATGATTCTACAGATAAAATAGAGCTGTTTTCGGTAGGCTCTGAAATATTTGAAAGTAGCAAGTAAAACGTAATAAAATTAATATGGATTGGATAATTGAATTTTTAATCGGATCGCAAGACTCAGGCTTGTATTACTCAGTGTTACCTATGGCAGCCGTTGGCATGGGTGTAAAAGCTTTGAGTGGTATTGCAGGAGGTATTATAGGTAGTGGCAAAAGAAAAGCAGAAGAAGCAGCTGCTCAAAACGAATTTGATATGGCTAAACAGTCATTATTAGATAGAGATATATCAGACCCTACTAAAAACTTAGAAAATCAATATGAAGATTTAACGGTGTCTACAAAGGCAGATGAAATGCGCGTTGCCGGTCAACAGCAAGCACTTGCAAACACTTTAGGGTCTATGAAAAGTGCCGCTGGCGGTAGTGGTATTGCTGCATTAGCCCAAAGCATTGCGGGTCAGCAATCACAAAATATATCAAGTGGTCTTGCAAATTTACAGTCAAGAGAAGCTGATTTAGCTGGCACAAAAGCCCAAGCTGCAGACTCGTTTCAAAAAACAAAAATGCAAGGCGATTTAATGCAAAGGGAAATGCAACAAGAGCTTGCTACTGATAAATTCCAAATGGCAGGTCAAAGATTAGGTGCTGCTAAAGCCGCAAGGGCAGCCGCTACAGAATCTTTAATGGGCGGAGTTACTTCACTGGCTGGCGCTGGTATAGCTGGCGGATTAGGGGGCGGAACGTTTATGGAAGACGCGGGGGCATTTTTAGAATCACAAGCAGGGTAAGTTATGGATAAAAGAACATTAGATATAGCGGCTTATGCAGCTTCCGGTATGACACCAGAACAATATAAAGCTACTGGAGGATATAGAAATATATTTGGCGAAGCGGGCGCTATGGTCGGAGACAATATAATTAAATTTGCCAAAGCTCAAAAAATATTACAGCAGAAACAAAACGATAAGATTGCACAATACATGCAATCTATGAATACCAGCGTTGATATCACTTCTCTTAATGGTCAACAACAAAAAGCTGCAACAGATTTTTTAGTATCACAGAAAAGAATGTATGCTGACGCAGCTATGCAAATAACTAACTATGACCCTACAGATGACCGTTACATGGAACTTATTGATGTAATGAATGGCGTTAATAATAGAGTGAAAAATTTTGCCGGGCAAGTTGATTCGCTTAAGGGCATGAAAGAACAATTTGTAAAAGACGTAGATGCGGGTTTAATATCTGACGGCAACGATGTAGGCAAGTTCGCTATTACAACCGACGCTCTAACCAACAGCTCCTTGTTTATGGTTGACGATAGCGGTAATGTCGCGTTTTCAAATGAGTTAGGACAGGTTGACTTATTTAAAGATCTGCCTTCTTACTTTAATAAAGATTTTGACACCGCTAATCAATTAACTAATTTAATGGAAACAGTGTATTCAGCGGGGCAATCAATAGATAGCAATAAAGAAAACATTTTACGCATGAAACTTACTAACCTGATTAGTCAAGGTGGGCGCTCAACTTTGTTATCTTTAGCTAATGATGATTTCTTTGTGCAAGGCGGATTAGGGATTGCAGATCCATTACTTTACGAAAAAGAAAATGAGGAGCAACTTAAAGAGCAAGTAATTAGCGGATATATTAAAGCTTTAAAAGACACCGCCGCTCAGGGCGCTGCGAAAGCAAAACAAAACAATAAAGCTAAACCAGCAACAAGATACCAAAGAGAAATGCAACAAGTTGAAAACTTGTTTGTTAATTCGCAACAATCTGTAGTTGACAATCTAACTGGCCTTTACCAAAATGCGGGTGAAGATGGCCCAACTTTTGAATCTTTATTTGATATATCTTCTCAAATGGGACTAGACGTAACAAGAGTTACTAATGAAGATGATGACGTTATAGGTTATGCCTTTGAGCATCCTTTAGTTGATCAAGTATCTTATATATCAACAAATAGTTTAATTAGTGACCCGTTCCTAGTGCAGCAAGCATTATATAGAGCTTTAGGGTCAGACTTATTAGGTGTTAATGTAGCAAGACCAGAAGCTGAAAATGAAACTGAATCTGATCTGCCAATAATAGAATAATAATTATGTTTGAATTAAAAGGTAAACAATATAGTTTAGCGCAAGTTGAAGCAGCTGCTGCTAAATCAAATAAAACGCTCGAAGAATACATTGATGCGTCCGGCTTAATTACTTTAGAGCCGGGAAAGACAACTCCCACAGGTCAGGGTGCGCTTGTGGAGGAAACTGCAGCACCCGAAAACAATACGGCTTCAGATTCGGAAGCTGGTTCATCGGTTTCACAAGAAATTGAATTAACTAATATACAGTCTGTAAAAAATTCCATATCAAACATGTTTGAACAAATGGGCGACGTGTTTGAATTTTATGGAGCAGACAAGGGGCAGGGCTCTGCACTTGATATAGCTACTAATACGGTGGCTGCATCTATATTTGGTCAAAAGAAAGTTGATGAATATGTAGCTAATACATCTGATTTTGCAAGTGGGGGCTTAGGTACTGAAGAAACTATACAAGCAATTAAAGAATACGAAAAAGAATTAGCACAAACTAAAAGAACAAAAGGCATAATTGAAAGTGCTAAAGAAGGTGATGTCGGTGGTATGGCTGCAGGTGTTATTAATGCATTCACAAATGTTATTGGTTCCGCATTTTATACAGTCGGCACAGTAGGTACAGGAAATATTATAAACTACGTAGCTAACAACTATGCAGAGTTTAATAAACTAAAAGCTAAAAATCTAGGTATATCACTTGAAGAGCTTATTGAGCAAGATAAAGCAGACGAAGCTGCTCCTTTAGCCATGGGGTTCCTTAGCGGACTATTAGAAAACGTAGGTAATAGAGCTGTTGTTGGGGGTATTATTAAAGGCGCTACAGGCGGAGTTAGTGGCAGCACTGGTTTAGGGCTTATAAACAAACAAATTGCACAAAAATTATTTTACAATAAAAATGCAAGACGTGCAGCTCATATACTAACTACAGGCTCTTTAGAAGCCACAACGGAAATACTACAGCACGCTTCTGACGCTATAAACGTAGAGCTTGGCAGCGTAGCAGGTACAGATGAAAATGCTGAAGTGCTATCTGCTTTCTTAAATGCAGTTACAAGTGAAGAAGGCTTAGAGGCTGGCTTACAAGGATTTTTAGGCGGTGGAGGTATGACGGCAGGGTCTTATTCTGCAAAGGCTTTAAACTCAGTAAGAGAAACTACTAATTTAAAAGAAATAGACGGGCTTATACAAAAACTTTATATTTTTAGAAAAAACTATACTGGAGTTACAGACCCTACAGTTCAAAAAGGTATACAGCAAAATATTAATATTGTTGAACAAAAAATTGCAGATTTAGTTGACAAAGGTAACTTAATATATGAGTCTTTATCAGATTCACAAATTTCTGAAATAGAAAACTTAAAAGATTTAGCCAACACTGCCGCAAACGAAATTACAGAACTAAATAAAAAGTTTAGACTAGGTATTATAAGCAAAACTGAATATGCTACCGCTTTTGGTGGTTTTAAATCACAGTACCAAAACGCTAGAGACAGGCTGGTGAACTTAAAATTAGAAGAAAATATATCTACAGTTCAGCAAGAAGCTTCTAGTAGAGGTACAACTGTGGAAGCTTTTGAAACATCAGAAGAATATGCCGAAGCATATAAAAACCTAACAGGCAAAGACGTAGTTAATTCTAATGGTGTATTTATAGGTAAAGGTAGAATATTAATAAATAAACAACTAGCTAGAGAAACTTTTTCTGTCAATGTGGCTAAGCATGAATTTTTACATAACATATTAAATGCTGTTGTTGGCAACGCAGGTAAGCAACGAGACGCTGTTAAACAGTTAAAGCGCGCAATGACTGTAACTCAACGAAGAGAGGTAGATAAAGTGTTAAGACGAAAAGATATAAGAGCAAATAGCTCTACATATTACACTGAATATATGAATGTTTTTTCCGATCTGCTTGCTACAGACAGAGTTGGCTTTGATAAAACAGCATTTGAAAAAATAGGTGGAGCTATAACAAGTATATTTAAGCCGCTTGGTTTTGATAATATGAATTTTGCATCTGGGCAAAGCACATATAATTTTATAAAGTCATATAGTGCTTCACAAGGGCAAGAGTTTAGCAACGTAGTTGAAACAGCAATAGGCGATATTAATTTAGATGAAGTTAAAGCTTTTGCAGGGTCTCAGTTTGACACTGACTTTGAAAATCAAGTTAAAAAGCTTGGTGAAGTTGAACTATCGCCTGAAGATGTTGCTGGACTATCTGAAGAGCAAATAGGCAATCTTAAAAATGAAAAATGGCAAAAAGGTGGTGCTGATACTGCTATAGCTGAGCTATATGCAAGTGGTATATTAAATAGATTGATAGGCAGCAAAATAACTTCGCAAGATAGAGCCTTACCTAATTTTAAAGAAGATGACTTTATAATGGGTGCGGTTGAAGAATTGATACCCCATATTCGTAACTTTAAACCTGGCAAGAACGACAATTTATCTGGCTGGATTAATGCTCAGCTCAATAATAAAATAAAACAAGCAAAGAAAACTGGTAAAGTTGGAACTAAGCAAAAATTTGAAGAAAGCCTTTCGTCTATTACAGAAGAAGGACAAGAAAGATTTCAAGTTGCATCTGATTATTTGGATAGCCAATCTCTTATTGAAATAAGACAAGAAGAAGAAGCGCTGCAAAAAGCTAAGATAAACCCTTTGTCTGCGTTTTTTAACGAAGAGCAAGCTGCAGATTATTATTCAAGAAGTGTAACAGCTATAAACCAAATGTCTGACGAAGAGTTTAATAATTTAACATTTGCAGAAATGCCTGATTTAGTTCCTGAACTTACAGCAGAGCTTTTTGGTATGAAGCTAAATGCATATTTAGGCCTTAATAAAGACGGCAACCCTACTTCGGCTAACTTTTCAGGTGATAAAACAAGAGCTCAAAAATTTATATACGAAAATGCAGACACTCTAATAAGGTTATTGCCTAATGGAGCAATATTAGAAGGCGACACCGCTAAAGAAAATTTAATTAATACTGGCCTTAAAATACCTAGAAAAATACAACAAGCTTTTTACGAAAAACAAGGCAGAGTTACTTTAGGGGCAGGGCTAGCGCCTTTTAAGCTTAAAGATAATATAACTAAAAAAGATTTCTTAGCAACTTTTGGTATATCTACAGATGGCAAGTTTGCTGATTTAAAAAACGGTGAAGCTAGGGCTATATCAATGATAGCAATGGCTAGACTCGTAGGCAGATTGCTAAGCAACACTTCTGTAAGAGCTGCTGTAGATTTAACATTAGAACAAGAGCAGGATTTAAAAGCGGGGATTAGTGTTGGGCAGTTTGATTCTGTAGAGCAAGATGCTATTAATGACTTAAGAGTTTATGATGTATCTATGAGCTTAATTAAAAATATGGATGAAGTCTTAATGTCTCCTAGAATACAAAAGCTTTTAAAAGAGCAAGGCATAGATCCTTCTAAAATAGACACAGTTAGTTCATTACTTGTTAATAAACCTAAGGGTAAAAAACAACAGGTTAAATACGATGAAGCAATTAATTTTTACGAAAATATATTAGAACTGACAAGAGGGCTTGACCCTGATATTGTTTCTAATAAAACTCTTTTAAGTTCTATTTATGGAAATCATAGAGACACAGGCAGAGGATTTAAATTTGACTCTAACCCTTATAAAGTATTAGTAAAAGACGGCAGAGTTTTAAATATTGATGCTGATGCTGAACTAATTAGCATATTTATGGGAATTACATCTGCTGCATATAGAGACTCTATAGAAAAAGAAAAGCAAGCTGCATGGACTAGCGAAAGAACAAAAATATTAACAAAACAATATAAAAAATCTTTAGCAAACAATAGACCTAAAGGCACTAGCAATACGCCAAATTCTGCAAGCAAAATTAGAACGCGTAAAAATTGGCTAACACCCGAAAACACCAAGCCAGATGCCCAAAAAACATATGATTCTTTATCTGAACATAACCCTACAAATAAATTATTAGCGGAAGTGCTAATAAGTACATTTAAAGATTTTTATCATTTTGCACCCGGTAATAAAATAGATAAACTTAAAGCTATAATAATAAGTTTAGTCGCAAATAGAAATTCCGTAAATGGTTTTAGGTCGCTATCAAATGTGGTAGGTATAGTTTGGAGCCCTAAAGAAGTTGGGAAGTATCACATGGAGCATGTTGAGTCCATTGCGTCAATTGTGAAAGATATTATTTTACAAATAATTGTGGATCCTAATACAAAAGTAGAATTTAAATCAAACGCTGTATTAATACCTAAAGAGCTTGCTGATATTAGAGACAGCAATAAAGAAACTAAATTTAGTGCATCAGCATTTAAAAAAATATTAACAAACTTTGTTAATGACCCTAATAACGATTATGAATATTTAGGCGAGCAGTTTGATAAAGCTGAAGTTGTTAGTAATATGATAAGCAATAGCTATGAAATAACAAAAGCAAATAAAGAGGCTCGCGATAAAATAGCTAAAGAAGACAGATTTGATATGCTTGACGTTGTTACACGTCAAATGTTCCCTGAGTCAGCAAATCAACCGCAGGGCAGCTACGAATCGCTAACACCCGATCAAAGAAAGCAAGTGTTTGACAAAATGCAATCTGATGGTATGATATCGAGCGGAGCGCAGTTCGACAAGCAAGAAAGCATAGAGGATATGATACAGCGTACCGCCGACATAGATAAAAACGCAGAAATATCTGATATGAAAGCTGCTCAGCTTGGTAAAAACAAAGGTAAGTGGAAATTTTTTATTCCACCGTCAGCTGACGATTTAATGGGGCTTATGTATTACATGGTTGGTAAAGGAAAACAAGGCGATAAAGATTTAGCCTGGATTAAAAAGAATATATCTGACCCGTTTGCTAAAGGCATAAATGAATTCACACAGTATAGACAAAATGTTATGCGTGAGTTTAGAAATATTAAAAAAGTATTACGAGCAGAAAAAGTAAAGCTTAAAGAAGTTAATTCTACAGGATTTACAAATGAGGTAGCTATAAGAGTTTATATATGGTCAAAAAGAGGTTTGGAAATACCTGGATTAAATGAAAGTGAAATTAAAGAATTAATACAAATTGTTAAAGATGATTCTAATTTAGAAAACTTTAGTAAACAAATTTTAAATTTAACTGGTTCATTTGAAACAAAAGCACCTGAGAACAATTGGAATGCAGGAACAATAACTACAGATATATTAGATTATATAAACGTATCTGCTCGCGAAAACTTTTTGCAAGATTACCTAAATAATATAGAAGAAATATTTGGTAAAATTGGACCAAGCGGTAAGCTGCAGGGGCCTATAGCAAATAAATTAAGAGCTGCATATGGCGATAACTATATAGAAGCGCTAAGCGATGTTTTATATAGAATGAAGACAGGAAGGGCGAGGCCTACTGGCGCAAACAGATTAACTAATAGGTTTGTTAATTGGGTTAATGATTCTGTAGGTGCTATTATGTTCTTTAACACGCGGTCTGCTTTATTACAGCAGTTATCAATGATTAACTTTATTAATTTTAGTGATAACAATCCATTAGCAGCTGGTGCGGCATTTGCAAATCAATCTCAGTTTTGGGCTGATTACACTATGCTGTTTAACTCTGATTTCTTAAAAGAACGCCGTTCAGGTTTGAAAACCGATGTTAACGCAGACGAAATTGCAAAGGCGGCTGAAGAAGGTCGGAACCCCGTAAGATCTGTAATTGCAAAGCTTTTAAAAACAGGGTTTTTACCAACACAATTAGCTGACTCACATGCGATCGCGATGGGTGGTGCTTCGTTTTATAGAAACAGATTAAACAGGTATTTAAAAGAAGGAATGCCACAAGAACAAGCAGAACAACAAGCATTTTTAGATTTTCAAGAAACAGCGGAAGAATCACAACAATCATCACGCCCAGATAGAATTTCACAGCAGCAAGCAAGCGGTTTAGGGCGCATTATATTGGCTTTTGCAAACACACCTATGCAATATGCTAGGTTAACTAAAAAAGCAGCCTTAGACTTAATAAATAACAGAGGTGATTGGAAGACTAATCTTAGCAAGCTTATGTATTATGGGGCTGTTCAGAACATAGTGTTCTCGTCTTTGCAAACAGCTTTATTCGCTTTAATGTTTGAAGACGAAGAAGAAGAGGAGATAAGAAACAGGTATTTTAGAATAGCAAATGGCTCGGCTGATGGTTTATTAAGAGGTATTGGCTTTGGTGGTGCTGTTGTAGCTACGGCAAAAAATATGGTACTTGAAGCTATTAATCAAGCAAACAAAAACAGACCTAACTATGAAAAAGCAGCATTAAAAGCGTTATCGCTTTCACCTCCTGTAGATTCTAAAATTAGAAAGCTTATGGCTGCGGGTAGAGCATTTACATATAGAAATACTAGAGAAAAAATGGCTAAAGAAGGATTTAGTCTTGACAATCCAGCCTTTGAAGCTTTAGGGCAAGTTGTATCAGCAACCACTAACTTACCTGCAGATCGTGTAATACGTAAATTAGATAACTTATCAACACCCGTGCGCCAAGACGTTGAAATGTGGCAAGCAATTTCATTAGCGCTAGGTTATAGCAAATGGGATGTAGGTCTTATAGAAAAGCAAACTAAAAAGCCAAAAGGTATTAGTAAGGATAAAAAGAAAAAAACAATTAAAAAATAAAGTTATGCCAGGTACAAGCAAAAAAGGTGGTGGGTTAGAAACAAAAGAATCACCGTTTAAATTAAAAGACGCATGTTATAGAAAAGCTAAAGCTAAATACAGCAAGTTCCCTTCTGCTTATGCGTCAGGATATATTGCTAAGTGTAGAAAAAGAAAAGGTAATATAAAATGATAGAGGCTTTGCGACATGCATTTGGCTTATGCGGAGAGCACTGGCACCCTAATATTTTTACCGCTATCACATCTACCCCGTTTGTAGCAACCACTGTTTATTATATAAAATGTAAATGCGGTGTATGGTTTAAACATAATAAAAGTTGTAATAAATAATCATGGGATTTCAAATGAAAGGATCTCCGTTTAAAGTACGAAAAACGGAAAAAGGTTTAGCTCTTAAGCGTTGGTTTAAAGAAGACTGGAGAACACCTCGCGGTAATAAAGATTACACAAAGGGTGAAAACACATTTAGACCTACTAAAAAAATTTCAAAAGATACTCCTTCAACTTGGAGTGAATTAACCCCTGCGGAAAAAGCTCGCGGTCAAAAAGAAAAAAATACCAAAGGCAGAGTAAGCAGATATAAGAAAAAGAAAAAATGAATTTGTCTGAATTAAGAATTTACTTTATCAATGGCTCTACACTAGGAGTAACTACATTTACTAATATAGAAATGGGTTTAAAGATTGTTTTGCTTTTAGTAACAATAGGTTATACAGTAACAAAATGGACAGATTTAAAAAAGAAAAAATAGTAATATTTTTTTTAACATTTCTTTGTTTAAATATATATTCTCAAAATTTTATCTCTATTGGTAAAATTGAGAATAATATTATTTTAGGGCCTATGGCTGGCAACCGCAATTTAGCTTTTGGTGTTAAAAATATACTAGAAGAGGTATTGCAAGATAAAGATTATTATTTGTCTAGCGACGCCTCCACTAAAATACAAATAGAATTTTTATATTTTGATGTAAAGAAAAACGCATTGCAAGTAGGAGTGTATAGCAAAAAAGCCGATATAACACAAATTATAGCAAAAGCAACCAAAATAAAAAACAATAAGATTGTTAAACAAATAACCGCCAAAGGCACATCAAAATCAATTACCACTTCAACTTTAATTATATCTAATGACGGTAGATTTTCGCAGACCGGAGTTTCAACTGCGATTAAAAAATTATGCGCTGATATTATTAGTAAATTAAAGTTATGAAAAAAATATTATTATTATTACTACCAATTATTTCATTTGCACAAAATACTTATTTAGACCATAGTGTTGTAAATGGAACACAATTTGCGGTTGGTGATACGCTTACGATTAAATTTAATATTAATTACGAAGTTGATGCCGGTAACTTGCTTATATTTGATTATGAATATAACAATAAGCTTTTAGAAAAAATTAATCATCAGTTTTCTGTAAGTACGGATTACCAAACTAGTTTAACGCATTGGGATGGGTATTCTTTTAACCCTAAGCAAGGTGTAAGTAATACGTATTTGAAAGATCAGTATGTATGGTGGTACAGCGAAGCAGGGGCTAATTCGTATTCTACAAATTCAGATTGGAGCGTAGAAAGAATTGTTGTACAAGGCTCAAATAGTTTTGGTGCAGGTGATGAAATTATAAAAGTAAATTACTTAATTAAAGATAAAGCGCTAAATAATTATACTGATTATTTAGATTTAACAAGCTTAAGTTGGGCTAGATATGAAGATCAAAGCGACAGCAACCTGTTTGATATATACGCACAGACAAAAGCTATAGGGCTTACTGGTGTTACCGGTGGTGACGCTGGATCTGTTCTTATAAAATTAGATACTGCCAATGCTAATCCCGAGGATTTTAGTTATAAAGTTTCAACTCCAAATAATCAAGTTGTAGCTACAGGTTATTTTGATGGACAAAAACAAACGGTAGTAACAGGGCTTGAGAATGACATAAAATACTCTTTAGAAATAGATGTAGATAATCAAATGGCATCTGAGTGGCTTGATCAAGTTGTAACAATATCAGATGTTTATTCTGTGTTTAGACAAGCGGGTTCAAGCAGCGGCGGCCCTACAGCAGGAGCCGGAAATGCTTTTGATTACTCATTACAATATTTATACGGCGAAGTTAACAATAGTGGTAATGTTGATTACGCTGACTCTTATGTTTTATTAAACCATATATCGGGTAATAATATAAGCACATGGTTTACTTCCCAAACAAATGGCTCTTATGATCATTGGGGTAGAACTGAAAATTATGGTGTATCTACAGATGAATATTATTTTGGTAAAAATATATATTTTGAACCTAACGACAACGACAAAGTTTTTAGCTTTGCACATGGTTTAATAGGTGACGTAGATTTTTCACATTCATTTGAGCCAACAGCTGCTGAAAAATTACAGCAGACAGCTATGTCAAGGCTTTCATTGTCTACTGCCGCTGAGCAATACGATTTAGATATTGCCACATTTTTAAATGATAGCGGTATGGTTGTATTAGAAACAAATCTTACTAAAGACGATTTAATTGGTATGCAATTTGTTATTAAATATGACGAATCAATGCTAGAATTTAAAGAAGTAATATTTGATGCCGGCAATGAAATAACTAATTTTGCAACACCAAAAAATGAACGAGTGTTTTTTGGAAGTATAGATACTGAAGGAAAGCAATTTGTTAAAACAGGTAAACCGTACAAGCTTATATTTAAACCCAAAGTAAATATAACAAACACATCTGGATTAATATATTTTAATGTTGCTGACGCGGTAAAAGCGAGCGGTCAAAAGGTAATTTTAAAAATACAATAGCATGAAACATTTATTTAACCTACTAATTTTTTTAATTATAATATCCTGCGCACGAGATATTGAAGATCCTATTGCCCCAATAATTGAAGTGCCAGAGCGATTAGTTATTGGTGAGTTTCAAGGCATAAAGCTTGGTAGCCTTATTGTTTCTCAGCAGGTTAACATAAATACTAAATTACCTAAAGATGGCACATATAGAATAAAAATATATGATTTTACAGGTAAGTTAGTAAACCAAGAAAAGTTAAAAGGTGTTAAGGGTGATAACATTTTAAATATATATGTATCGTCGCTTCCAAAAAGTTCTTATACCGTTGAGCTTAGAACAATGGATAATGATTTAATAGGTCGCGAATTATTTTCAGTTGTAAGATGAGCTTTTTTAAAGAAATTAAAAACCAAATTGTAGCAACCGTGGGACTTGTAATTACCGCAGCGGGCGGAATTATTATAGCAAATATGGAAGCTATATTTAGCCCAAGTGAGGCAGACCCTGTAGAAGTTGTTGAAACTGTTACTGATACGGTAATTGTAAAGCAACCTATTATAATGCAGGAACAAACTATTATTAAATCTAAAGAACATAAAGATGAAGAACCTGAAAAAGAATTTAATTGGTAAAGTAATTAAAACTATTCTTAATGCATATGCGCTAGTATTGTTAGCTTTAGCCACATGCGGTATATTAGGATTTATTTACATGATGGTTACCGGTGAAGTTGAAACTAGCAATGCGACTTTTGGCTTTCTTGATATTAGCGTATGAGACTAATAATATTTATTTTAACTTCATATATAGGTTTTTCGCAAGTTATAGGCAGCACTAAAACGGAAGATTATGTGGCTGATTTTGAAAGCCGAGAATCTATATGGTCGATACCCGAATATAATGGTGATCCAGTAACAGTTGCATTACTTAATATTGGTATCAGTGAAGAAGTATTATCGCAATATCCTGAGCTTGGTGATTACCGTATTGGCTTAGGGCTTACTAATATTACTGTAGCTTTTTTAGATGAGACATTTAGATTTGAATTCGTTGAAACAAAAGACGAAATAAAAGACCGTATGATTACTCAATTTAAAGCATCACAAAAAGGTTTTACTGCTAATAAAATTGATATACGCGGAAAAATTATGTTAGCTAAATACTTTTGTTATATTGAGGTGTATGACTTTTCTATATCAGAAGATGAAACCGTAAACCTTAAAGACGGCGTGAAAAACAAATTAGTAACACGATTGGGCTTGCAAGTAAAAATGGTCGATGCTGAAACCGGGTTGTATATGACTGGTTCTGGTCTTGGAAAAGCCACAACCACCCGCGAAGTTACTTTATTAAATGATGAAAACTTAGAAGAAGTAAAGTTTAATCAATCTTCAATAGGTACATCAACTAAAAAAGCATTAGAAACAGCTGTAGCTAAAGTTGTAAAAAGAATGGTGCGTAAAAAAATATTTAGTCATTAATGTGTTTAGATTATATGTATTATTATTATTTAGTCTCACGGTTAATGCGCAATCAGTAATACAAACATTTACAGATAGGTGCACAGGTGAAGTTAAAACAATATCTATTGAATCAACTGGGTATACTACTGTATTTTTTTACAATCAATCACGGCAGTTTACCGTAGAAGATGCACGCAATGGCGTGCTAAGAGCTTGGATGGAAGAGGTGTATTTATGGTGGGAAAATATTTCGCCGTGTTCCTCTAATCAAGCTGCCTCAACTGCGGCACAAAATACATCAACGCAGGCAACAAACAACGCTTCTAGTGCAGCTTCAAATGCTACGGGCGGAACCCAAGCAAACTCATCAGAACAAAGTAATACTCAAACAGAAAATAACACCTCAAATTCATCTGAAAATGAAAACAATAATTCTACAGAAACTGAAAGTACTACTGAAGAAACTGAAACATCTTCTGAAGAAAGTGAAACTACAAGCGAAGAAACTACTGAAGATAAAGAAGAAGAAGCGGTAGAAGAAGAACAGCAAGAAGAAAAAGAAGAAGAGAAAGAAGAAGAGAAAGAAGAACAAGAAGAAGAGCAAGAAGAAAAAGAAGAAGAGAAAAAACAAAAGAAAAGAAATCCTATTAATGTTTCTGCAAATTTCCTTACGCAGTCTGCTTTAGATGGTACTATAACTAACGCCGCAAGCATTGGCTTTTCTCAATCTTCTTTAACAGGTACAACAACATATGCTGCAAATACAATGATATGGGATAATCTTAATCAATTTAGTTTAGGAGTATCTCAATCAAATGTATTTTTTAATTATGATAAAGAACAGAAATTATATTTAAGAAACCCTAGCACGGGTAAAAAAGATCTTTATTTTGGTTCAACATATGGTAGAGGAAGTATAATGATGGTTCAATCTGTTAGCTTAAGCTTTATGTATATTTACAAAACTAAAGTTGCGTCGTTTGGCTTAAGTAATGTTTATTTAGGACAAAAAGATAATTTTTTAAAAGGATCTGTAGGAGGGTATGCAATATCAGGGGGAGTTACAAACATAGATAAGCAATTTATAGTTTCACCTTCTGTTGTTTTTTTTGGTACAAAACCGTTTAATTTAAAAAGATTTATAGTATCACCTATGTTGGCGGCTGCGTTTAATCCTGTTAGCTATAGTACTGTTAATAATAAAATAACATTTAATAAATATTTTACCTATATTGTAGGTTCAAATTTTGATTTTAATATAAGTAAAAGATTTAGAGCAAATATAGGTGGCAACGCAGTATTAAATACTAATAAAAATATTCCGGCTACCTGGTCAATAACAATAGGAAGCAAATTTAAATTTTAATCATGAGTATAAGTAAACATATAAGTATGAAAGAAGCTGTAGAATCTTATACAGCTAAAAGAAGAGGTATAAAAAATGTACCTGGCGAATACGAGCTTGTCAATATGACCGCTGTAGCTGAAAATATATTTGAGCCGTTAAGAGAATGGGTCGGGGGCCCAATAAAAATAAATTCATTTTTTAGATCTGTAGAGCTTAATCAAGCAATTGGTGGATCATCTAAATCACAACACTGTCAAGGTAGGGCAATTGATATTGATGACACATACGGTTGGAAAACCAATGCAGAAATGTACCATTGGGTTAAAGAAAACTTAGACTTTGATCAAATGATATGGGAGTTTGGCACAGATGAAAACCCAGATTGGGTGCACATAAGTTATGTATCACAAGATGGCAATAGAAATAGATGTTTAAAAGCCAAAAGAATAAACGGCAAAACAACATATAGTGTAATATAAAAAATTAAGGGGCTCGTTAAGAACCCCTTTTTTTATTTAAGTTTATCCATCACAACTTAAACAGTCAGGATTCATTGCGCTTGCGGCTATATCACCTCGCAATACTGATTCCGTACGCATATAATATAATGTTTTAATACCTTTTTTCCAGGCATCCATATGAACTTGATTAATCCATTTAGGCGACGCTTCAGAAGGAAAAGCTAAATTCAAACTAACAGATTGGTCAATGTATTGTTGACGAATGCCGGCTTGATTAACTAGCTCTAATTGATTTATTTCTTTAAAGGTTTTAAATACATCTTTAACTTTATCAAAGCCCGTTAGATCGTACGAATTGTTGCCAATAAACGTAAGCTTACCATTCACATATCCCCAATCATCAAGTTCTTTAATATCTTGTATACTTCCGCCGTCAGCCATAATTTTATCCCATGTTTCTTTGGTATTTATACCGGCTTTACGAAGTACTTTTTCTAATTCTTTATTTTTCCTAATGAACGTACCCTTCGCGCTTTGTTCAGTGAAAACATTAGCGGCCCAAGGCTCAACACCAGGACTAACATTACCGGCAAGCTTACTATTAGACACAGTAGGAGCAACAGCCCTAAGATGAGTGTTACGAAGGCCAGTGCCACGACACCAAAGAGGTTCACCATAAACCTCAGCAAGCGCTCTTGATGCTCGTTCAGATTCAATCTTAATTTGGCTAAATATACGTCTTGTCTGGAATTGTGCTTGTAATCCTTCAAAGGGTATACCGTTTTGTTGCAGGTACGTATGCCATCCAAGGACTCCCAAGCCAAGTGCTCTGCCTTTCTCAGCAGATCTAACAGCGTTTCCAAAGCCTTTAAGCCCTTTAGCTTTCTGAATAAACTCTTCCAAGACTCCATCAAGAAACCAGATAGCATCGTAGATAAGATTTGTATTTTTCCATTCTTCATACTTAGTAAGATTTAAGCTACTTAAACAACAAACAAAACTATGTGACTCATCTGTATGTAATACTATTTCGCTACAGATATTAGTCATATGCACTTTTAAGGCATTGTCTTTGTACGCTGCTGGATTTGCTTTATTAGTGTTTCCTTTAAAAAGGATATACGGTTCTCCGGTGCTTTTCCTTTTTCTAAGAAGTTTACTCCACTTAGATCTAGCGTCTGCATCTCCTCGTTCAAGCTTTCGCATAAACTTATCGCCAACCACTGCGCACTGATGTAAGTTAAGAGATTGTCTGTTGACATCTCCTTTAGGCTCTCGTATTTCAAGCCACTGCTCAAAATCTCTGTGGTCAATATTGATATTAACGCTTGCAGCTCCGCGTCTAACTGATCCTTGATTGGTTGCAAGAATTGTGCTATCGTAGATTTTGCAGAAGGGTACGACTCCATCTGATGTTCCATTTCCTGTTATTGTTGCGCCGGCGGGTCTAATCATATTAATACCGATACCAACTCCGCCGCCGTGCTTTGCGAGTAGCATCATTTCTAAATTTTTTGTGCCAATATCGTTTATGCTGTCGCCTACATCAATACCAAAACAGCTAATAGGTAAACCACGGTCAGTACCGGTATTACTAAGTACTGGGCTAGCCAAACACAGCCAACCATTCCAAATGTAATTAAAAAAAGTTTCTGCCAATTCTGGCTTAAATAATCTCCGAGCGACTGTATTCGCAACTCGCATATAAGCGTCTTTAGGTGATTCGCCTTGTAACAAATAACCTCCTGATATAGTCTTTTTATATACCTCCGTGTCTCCCCAAGATGGGTAATCAACACCTTTTTTCCATTCATTATTCCACATTTATTATAAACTTTTTAAAAAATGTAACGTCCATGCTACTAACCCATTTAGCTGTAGCACCACTAAATTCCATTGGCGCCTAACACTGACTTGTATTAGTACGCATATAAATCCAAATATAAACAAAATTGGCTGGATAGTCCATTGCCCAGCAATTAAAAAGCCAACACCCATATAACCTACACGAGTTGCTAGTCTTTCAACCGGACTTAATCTTCTATCCCTAACCATCATTTTAAGGATTTCTCGCCACCACTTTTTTTTCATTATTTATTATTAAGCTCTTCCCACATTTCGTATTCTGACATAAGATTACCAAATGTCCTCGAAGTCTTCGCCTTCGTTGGCTTTACTGTAATCTGTAGGGCGTATAGCAAAAAAATCAGTATGGGTATGCCCGCCGGTAAGATGGTAAAACCAATCAAGATTATCTGCTGCTTTAACGTCAACCTCAAAAAACGCGAGGTAACCAAGTTCAACAAGTTTTTCATTTGCTCTTTTTCTTATAAATTGTTTAAGGTCGTATGCTTTTAGGTTTTCAATATCACCCATTTCAAACATTTTGTCAATATATTTTTCTTCTAAGTCTACCATTGTTTTAGCAGCTTCAACTATATCTTCTTGACAATTTTCTAATAAACCAGGTGTTTCTTTGCACATATCGCGGAAAAGTTTACAACCCATTTTACTGTGTAATGACTCATCTCGTACACTCCATTTCATTTGTTGGCCTATACCTTTCAGTAAATTTCTTAACTGGAAACTATAGAGAACAGCAAATGCAGAGTATAAGCTAACCCCTTCAGCAAAAGCACTAAAGACAGCAAGAGACCTACCAATACCGACAGAATCGGTACCGCTATAACTAACCAAATTGTCAAACCTTCCAGCAGTTGCCGGCTCGTGTAAAAAAGCTTCATAATCTTCTAATCCTAATGTTTCGTTTAAATAACTATAAGCTACAGCATGTATTGTCTCTTGCGAGCCAAACATCATAGCCATCTGTTGTATCTCATGCTTAGGAAACCATGAGACAACTTTCTGTGTCCAGTAGTCTGATACCGCGCACTCTGTCTGGGCGAAACCGAGTAATATGTTTCCGACCAAGTTCTTCTCTTTATCATTTAATTTTTCTTTCCAATCTTTAATGTCACCCTGCATAGGTATTTCAGTATGTAACCAAAACGCCTGTGCTTGTTTAAGCCAACCCTCTGTATAGTATTCTGGATATTCAAATGGTTTGTACGCTACGCGCTCATCAAATAATCCCATTAGTTTTCTATTTCAATAGCAATATCAATAAAAGGCAAATAGAATACATGTTGATGATGTGTATCTCCATGATATGTTCTTGCTCCTATTACAATCCCTGGATATGTTCCTAAACTAATAGACCAATCTTTTTTAGCGGCCTTGCCCTCTGTATTTTTTGACATAATTTTTACTTTGTTTATTATTACTGTGTTTTGTTTTTGCTTTAACGCCTGGTCGACGTTTTTTAGGTTTTTTTAAATAATTACCTATTATTAATCTAGCCATTTACTATTATATTATATTTATTATGGTACTCAACTATATCTTGATATTTAACATAACCTCTCGCCTCGATTGACCACTTGATAAACTTATCAATTTGCCGCTCTTTGTATTTTTGTCTCGCTATTTTTTTCGCGAGTTGAGGATTAGCTCTATTACCCTGTCGCATTCTGCTTGATTTTGTGGTTTATATAATGTATAGTTCGGAAACTGCTGCGACACTAGCAACTTAAATAACTTCCATCTAATTGGAAAAGACTCATTAGCTCTACCTTTAGTTTCTATAATAAAATCATTACCAATAAAGTCAGGTGTATATTTAATAGGCAATATACGTTTGCTTCCACGGTTTTGAAAATTACCTTTTCCATTAGACTGTCTTTCGTATGCTTCGTTTTCAAAATGAAAACCATTTATAAGCACAAAAGTTTCACCCTCATATTTTGATTTAATCTTAGCTTTTTTTAAAGCCATATACATATAGCGTTCGAGGCCCGAAGCAAAGTTAATACCATCATATGATATTTTCTTTGCTTGCACTGGACCGCGCTTTTTTCTTTTATAGGTTTTTCTTCGCATCTCTAATATAACATTCTTCAATCTCTTCGCGAAGTATCATACGCGCTTTTTCTAAATAGTTAACAGCATCCATTAATTCTTCTTGTAAATGCTGAAGCCACTTATCTAAAGGTTGATCATCGTCAGCAAGAGTGACGCCGTATTTTTTGTAACCTACGTCTGATCTACTTTCTATTTTCTTAATTACTTGTTTAATTATTTGATCTCTCATATTGTATCTTTTACAAAAGTTCCGTTTACCATGGATCCAGTTCGCTGCCGAATTTCAGCATAGGCGGAATTGATACAATGTTCAATATCATAACCTGCCAGTGTGGCAAGATTGGTAAGTACCACAACACTATCACCGATAGCATCAATAATACCGTCATCGTCCTTCTTAAGGACCGCTTGCGCGAGTTCTCCCGTTTCTTCATATAGTTTGATTAGTTGTGTCTTCACATCACCAGAATCATATATACCTCTAGTGTGTGCCCACGCGCGTATATCCTCAAATACGCTGTTGACTGGGATCGCGGGTTCAGCTATAAAAGCTTCGTGGTATGCTTTGTTGTAGATAAAGCAACGCTCGTTATTGTACATAGAAGACTTAGCATTTTGTACAATCCAAGGAATTGTCTCTTTGGTTATTTCAAATTCGCCTAACCATGTGGTCCATTTAATTCCTATGTTATCCATTAATGCCCCTTTTAATTTATTAAGTGGCACTGGAAATGTTGTTGTTTGGTCTGTCGGGTTTATCTTCATTGGTTTAATTATATATTTATATTTAGTTCTATCGACTTTATAGCCGTAAGACTTTTGAAGTTCTATTTCGCGATCAGATATGTAATCTATATCTTCACTTTGATCAAGAACCTCGTATTCGTTAGGCTTATAGCCCTGCTGTTTAGTAATGCGTATAAAGGGATTACGTGTTACGCCTATCTTTTTACCTGGAATGTGATATAAATAATACATACTTTATACTGCTACGGGTGCTGGAATATGTGGACCGTGCTGATAGTCAATTAGTCGCGCTCCTTTTTCTGTACAAAACTTATATGCAGGTCTTGATAAAATATCTGTATCTAAATATTTATTAATTGACTCCATTTGGTTTTTATATATATGTGCATCAACTATATTAACAGATAATCTATAAGGCACAAGCCCTGTTTTTTCACCTACATAATTCATAATTAATGTAAATAGTGCAATATCATATGGTACACCTAAGTACATATCACCTGATCTTTGTACAACAAACATATTAAGTTTGCCATTTTCAACAAAAAACTGAAAATACAAATAGCAGGGTGGCAAAGCCATATGCTCAAGCTGCACCGGATTCCATAGCGATATTACATGGCGGCGACTATCTGGGTCGTTCTTTAAGCTATTTATAACATCTTCTAATTGATCATATCCGCCTCCGCTAAAGTTTCTAAGCTGATATCCATATACAGGCCCTAAATCGCCCCTATCGTCAGCCCAAGCATCCCATATTTTTACGCCGGCATCTCTAAACCTTTGTATATTTGTTTCGCCATTTAAAAACCAAAGCATTTCAGTATTGAACACTTTAGGAAACATTTTGCGACCGGTAAGAACAGGAAACTTATTGTCGACTAAAATATCTATTTGTTTATTAAACACTGAATAACACCCAACACCTGTTCTATCATCTCTATATACAGCCTCGTCACCTAAGCAACTATGTATAATATCTCTATACTGTATTTCGTAATCCGTACTTCTTATAGTAGAAAACATATAATTCAAATAATTTATGCCATATCTGACTTTCATCATACTGATATGGACTTCGTTTTATTTTACCTTGTGTATTAACATCAATCCACCATTTACGTGGACTGCTATTAGCTACTGCAAACGGTGCAATTTTAATATTATTATTTATACACCAAATATAAGCATTATTTTCCAATTCGCTGCGAAAATAAGAAGGCATAGGGTTAAAACCCCATTTACCTTTTTTCTTTTTTAAACCGCTTCCCATGGTAATGGGTCATCATTAACAACTATATCTCTGTGTGGTATAAAGCAACCTGATTTTGGTTCCCATTTAAAATGTGCTTCGGCTCCATTTTCACCTAAGTTTTGAAACTTTACTTTCAGCACCTTAGCTTTAACAGTTTTAGCTTCATAATTTCTATGGACTAATATTCCATGATAGGAAGCATCATACCATTCACCGCCACCTTTAATGTTGTACATAGTAGGCTCTTCTATTTGACCATCAGAGCCTTTATACATTTTTGTAGGGTGAGCGACGATAAAAACTAATACATCATATTTCTTAGCAAAAATTTCAATCTTTTGTAAATAGTCCATTGTGTATCTATTTACATCATCAGAAACCGCATCAACATCACGTATCTTATTAAATGGGTCTATTACTAAACATTTTATACCCTTACGCTTAACAAGCTCAGCTCCTTTACGTAATACAGATTCTAAAGTATAGCGCTCCATATCAATAAAGAAATAGTTGTCATTTACATGCTCAGCTACCTGGTTCCATTTGTCGGTACCAATATCTGATTTACGAGGCATATCTTGCCACGTTTTACGCATTAATTTATGGGCATGTAAATAAGTTGGCGCATTTTCTGGACTAGCAAACGCTGTCTTCCAACCATAGTTCGCGTTATATCCAACGACCATTTGATCGACGAAATCGCTTTTACCGGAAGAAGGAATACCAGTGACAGTAATAAATTGACCAGTATAAGTTGAAAAGATATCATCAAAATTTTCCAACCCAATTTGATAACCGGGCTTGAAGCCGTTTGTAACGAAGTCAGTAATTTCACCTTCAATGTCTTTGAAAGTTGTGACGTTTTCAAGGGGTACCGGTCTTGCTTTGGCAATACGCTTTGCCAGCTCTTCTTTTCCATATTCTAATAAATATTCATTTGCGTCTTTACAACCATTAAAATCAGCAAGATAACATACCTCCGCTCCAAGTCTTCTAACTAATTCTTGTTGCAAAGCCTGTCCTGCTTCATCTGCATCAACTGCAATAATTATTTTTTCTTTGTCATCAAAATAATCAATACAATTGTCTAAGTAATCTAAATTATTACTATTAAGTGTAGCTCCATTTGGTACTGAAACAACATTTTCAATACCCGCTTCATATAATGAAAGGGCATCCATTTCGCCTTCTACTATAATAGCATATTCATAACCAACAATACTATTTATATTATAGAAAACTTTTTCGGCACCCTTGTATAATTTAAAATTCTTACGACCATCTCTGTATTTTACATTTATAAGTTGATCGCCCATATAGTAGTTAAACTGTATGGTATTCTCGGCCTTACCGGTTTGTGGCATAAACTCAGGGCCCTCCGTTACTTTGAGAGCCCTAAGAGTTTGCTTTGAAATACCGCGTGATTCAAACCATTTTTCAACGTTGGTAGAAACATCGTGTATAGCATCAGGCGTTTCAGGCCGGACATATACTTTTTCACTAGCTCCTTTGCGTTGATATGTATGTAATTGAAATGTGCGGTCACAATTATGGCAAGTTCCGAGACCCCGTTCCCAATCGTAAGAAGCACACTTTGCTTTCTTATTTTCAGGTTTCCTATCTTCAGAGCATAAAGGGCAAACGCCCTGCGTGCTACCTACTTTTAGGTCATATTGATTAAACTGGTCAATCAAAAATCCATTGATCTCCGAATTATTTACTTGCATTTAATTGTTTTTAAAATGGCAAATCATCGTCTGCCATCGCTGGCGTTGCAGCTTGTTGTACAGGTGCAGGCCCACCATCTCGAGGGGCAGCTGGCACATTCTCTCCGTTTGTCCATACTACTTGTACATTACCTAAATAAACTTTATCAACTTTTCCTTCTCGCTCCTCTTTTGATTGTGATACAATCACAGGACCTTGATTTCCAAACTGATCTACTTCGTCATTTAATGTAATAGTAACAGGTAGGTACTTACCTTTTTTACCGTCGATAATTTTATCTTTAGGTATTTTAGTAAGATCAATACTTGTTTTAATTATTGAAGCCATATGTGTTCAAATTGTTAAAGGTTCTGCGTAAAACATCTAAAGATACACCACTGTTGCGACGTAAATTGTCGATTGCTTTTACATGGTTGTGGTTATTATAAAAATTATTTTCACTGGTTTTAATTCCAGTAACATTACACACTTTCATTTTTCTACGTGACATAATATTTGGTTTTAAAGGGTTTTATTAATAAAAAATTGTGAAGGGTCAAAACCTTCAGTGTTGTAGAATAAGTCATATGCTGCACTTGCTTCTTCAACTTTACGTAAACCCGATTCATAAAAATCAGGCGAACAGTCAAAGATACCAATAATATGTGAATTTTTGTCTATTGCAATGAATAAAAACTCGTAACCAAAAAGCTTACTATAAATATAAGCTTGACTGTCGTAGTTCCACTTTCGTGCACTTGAACGAAAACCATTTACGTTACTTGTTGTTTTCAAATCAATAATAAGCTTTTCATCATGATTAACAATATCAGCTTTACCTTTCCACATATTATTAGCCAGCTCAATTATACCTGGCACTTCATATTCTACATTATCACCTTGAATTAATCCTTTTGCAATATCGTTAGCCATTAACTTTTCACGCATTAACTCGATGTTATCTACCTCATGCTGAAGCATACACATCTCGCCACCTGAAAGCTCTTTATACTTTTTCGTGCCGCGTGTACTTGATTCAATTATTTTAAATCTTTCCAACTTGCCCGGTTCAAGTATAGCTGTGTGGAAGTAACTACCAATTATTAAATTGGGAGATGCCGCCGTGGGCTTACCATATTGCAAAGGATCATTCAGTAATGTTCCGATGTCTGAATTACTAAGATATTGCTTTCCAAACGCTCCATAGTAGTGTTCGTCGTCTCTTAGTTTTTCAATTATCTCATGCTTGTTCATACTTTTTAAGCTCTGCTTTAGCAGCGACATCTACTTTATACTTAGCATTTATTGCTGTAATTGTGCCGCCAGATTTAATGTAATCGATGGCTTTGTCAAAAGCATCGGTGCCAGTTTTTAATACCGGCTTTTCTTTCTGGTCACGGCCATGAGTATTTGTAGCGTCGGAGTCTGCTGTGTCATCAATAAGCAATAAATTACCTAATGCATATTTCTTGCCATAACTAGAAGCAGATCCAAACTGTTGAGGTACTTGCATACCCTTTTGATTGAAGTCTACACCTACAATAGCTTTAGCAGTAACAGACATTGCACCCTCAGCGTCTACAATAGATGCGTGGGATTCAATAACACCTTCACCTAAATAAGTTTCGTCTACAGTAAAGTAAACTTTATACTTATTATTAAATGGTTTTAGCGCTTCAAGTATATCTTCAGCAGATCGGAAATTATATTTTCCGAATGAATTAAAGCGTGACTTTTTAGCTTTAAATTCTTGTTGAATTTTACTTAATTTCTCGTGAATGTTCATATATAATTATTACGTGTTATACTATTTATTTTAGTCCTAACTTACAGGTAATCAATCACTTGACTGCTAGGAACGTTGTCTACTAATTTATCAATAGCTTCTTTTTTTATCTGCGAAACACGCACATAACTAGCGATGCCATTAATTTTTAGTTTGTCTGCAATATCTTTTGCTGACATTTTATCACAGTCTAATCCATAACTTAATCTTATTACTTCATATTCTTTGTCTGTCAAATGTTCTTTCATTATACTTAACAAATATGTATTTAGTAATGCAATGTTGTAAGGTTCAGACTTATCCGGTATTTGAAACATTGAATTTTCATCATCTACATTTGGGTTACTATCTATACTTAAAAATATTTGATTAAAAAACGTTTCAACTATCATTCTATCTTTACCGGCATTCTTTCTTATTTCATTTAATTTATGTTCTGGTATACGCATGTCACCACGATTAATATCTATAGCTCTACGAATTGCACCTCTTATACGTTTACTTAAAAATGCTTTTAACACTTTTTCAGTATCATCAACACTTTCAAGAGATACCCAATCTATTCTATCAACCGCAGCTATTAAACCTAAGCTACCCTCTTGTATAAGATCATTTATAGATAATACCCCTGACGCTTGTTGTGACGTTGAAAATCGTCTAGCTATGTTCTCTACAAGTGGTAAAAAAACTGTTATCATTTCATGCCTTGAATAGTCTTTAAATGCTCTGTCTGGTATACGATTTAGTGTAACATCCAAATCTTTTTTATACCGAATGTAATTTTGTACATTATATTTTTTCATTTAAAAGTTCCTTTTCTTTGGTTAGCTCATGAGTCATATTCCTGTACACAGTACGGGTTGAAACTCCAAGCACCTTTGCTATTGCAGCCACGGTGATTTTTTTATCATCATCGTGAAGTAATAACATAGTTTCGTATATATCCTCCGGAGTTGCTTTGCTGCTCCTACCAATCAGTTTGCCTACAATAGATAATTTTTCACTTTTTGTCAGCCCTGTAAAATCTTTAAAAATAACTTTTCTAATTTTATTTTTAGGAGGCTGCTCCAAATCCATCATGCTAATTTCATATATCATCTGCTTTAGCAACTGCTCTGGCATATCAAAGGTAGCAAAACCATTTGATTTATTGGCTATAATATAAGCTAATTCTTCAAATTTATCTGGATTGAGCTGTGGATTTAAGTACCAAAGAACAAGCAAATGCCACTTTAACGACTTGTAGGTAGTTATCTGCGCCTTACTTCTAAATAACTCATAACATTGGTGAGTGCCCTCTTTGTAAAACCAACCCCACTCATAAACTTCAGTGGGTTGATCACTAATTGGATCTCTCCTATATATTATATTGTTACTATGTAAGTACTGCATTTTACGTGACATTAGCCTGTTACATTTAGATACTTAATTAGCTAGCGTCATACTAAACAAAACACTATGCTAACAGCAAATATACTAAACTTCTACAAAAGGTCTTTTAATAATAGCTTCACCTTTGTTTGCTATTTTATATTTATCACCTTCATAATAATTCCAATAAGCAGCAATGCTATCGCCTTCAACTTTATACTCATCCGGCATACACTGTGGTGGCTCTTCAAAACTTTTCATTAATATATATTTAGGCAAAGTGTATAGCACATCACGGCACTTATCAATAGTTAAATGCGTTTTATTGTAACGTTTAGTATACTCTTTACCTAAAGCCATCATATAGTTATATGCCCACACATATTGTTCTGCGCTTGATCTTACCCATATGGTCGAAGGGTGATTAACATGTGCTTTACGATAAGGTATATAACTAGTGTCATATTCATGCTTTTCGCCAAGCACGTGGTGAGCTGTACAAAGCATTTGGGCTGCTTCTAAGACCATTTTAACCTTATGCTTATCGTAATGATAAGATGCGGCTATAACAGGGTCTCTATCAAGATAAAATAAATTCATTATAATTTTTGATATTTGAATACACCAAACACTTCTTTGTGCAACGCTTTACCTATAGATTCTGAATTACGTACATCTTCATAGGTCGCGTGGTCTACATTATTGTACAAATATATTGTACCGTTTTTAAATGTTACATATAACATCTTTGCGTTCCTAGAATAAGTCATTACTGATACTAAACTAGAGTCCACTGTTACTGTTTCAATTCCTACTTTGCTCATATGTTTTTTAGTTTTAATTCAATTTTAATTATTTTATCTCTAATTACCGCGGCTTTTTCATAGTTTTCTTTTTCAAGATAACTTTGTTGCAGTGTTAGAAGCCGTGCTAACTCCGCAAGTAAATACTCTTCAACTGTTTCGCCTTTGGCATTACCAAAAACATCTTGTTGTAAAGTTATTTCAATATCCTGACCTGCATCTTGAACTTGACGTATAAATTGCTCATCAAACTCCGCTTGTCTTTCCATTATTAATTTAAACACTTTTTCCGCTATTATATCAGCGAAGTGTTCTAATTGTTCATTCGTCATCTTTTTCTATTAAGGTTAGTATATAATGATAAATGTTTACACGTCTACGAGCCATATTAATATGTGCTTCTTTCGTTTCTTCAAAGCTTTCGTCTGTATCTAAATGACCTCTGCCGTCCCAGTCTTTTGCTCGTTGCAAATCTAGCTCAGCAGTAGACAAGCGCGACCATATCATGGTATGGGCTTCTTTATTTATATTATCTGTGTCCATTCGTGTTTAGTTTGTATATTAGTGATATACTAATCCAATTTTTTTGTTCTTACTGAACCATTTCGTCGCAAACAAATCTACCTTGCTTGCGTTTACAAACCCGGCACGATCTAACTCTTGATCGGATTTGAATATCTTTGTGTACCTATCTTGCTCATAATCAATCATATGCACTTGTTTACCGGCATCACTGAATATGATATCGAAGTTAGGTGGTAGATCGGTTTTGTGAAACATATCTACCATATTAGTATACGAATAAAACTTGACGTCGGGGTTGTGTATAGCAACCGTTATCCACTTTTTTAGATATGCGCCGGAATAATAATCACCGCTATCATGGACACGTACGTAATCGGGTTTCTTACGCTTTATTTCAGCATTCATTGCATCTACAAATCTGTCCGTTTTAGTTAGCTCATAGCGCTTTTCAAAAGCAGGTTTTACATTGCTCCATATATATGCGCCTTTCTTAGCATAACAAAACTTGATACAGTCTTTAGCCATTGGGCATGTAAGTTTACCGCTGGCTGATTTGTATGCAGGTATACCGAAATTGAATACCCGTACGCCAAGTTGTTTACTCGTATTTTTTAATTTACTATTTTGCGTTAATAAGTTCATTTTTAATCGCTTCTAATTTGCTTAATTCGTTGTGCATAAATTCAATTCTATTATTTATTTTTTTCAAATCATTGCACTTTGTTTCTTGCATATATATTATCGCAATCCGTTCGTATTGAGTTTGCAAATCTTTATCCCATTGCGTTTCAAATTCAAACTGTTTTAAACCGTGAATTACAGTAGCGTGGTTTTTATTTATTGCAGCACCAATTTTATGTAAAGAGTTATTAGTAAACTCTGATGCTAACTTAAAATAAATCCACCTATGTATTACTGTTTTATGATCCCGTTTCCTACTAGTTATATCTACTCCGGTTTCATCAATTACTAACTTAAGAATGTTTTGTAAGTCCTTCATAATCAGTCAAGTAATGTCATATATGCGTCTGGGTTTGACTGTCTAAACCAGTCTAAACCTCGCTGCAAAAGTTTATAGTGTCTTGTAAATTCAGCTCCTTTAATTACATCGTACATAGACAACTCTTCAGCTGATAGGTCTACTGTTTCACCTGTATAAGGGTTTGTTACTGTAGCACCTTTGTTATATATTTCACCATCGAACCATTTTGGTAGTGGCTTACTTATTAGTGTCGGCTTCCCATTCATATCCTTCATCTTCTAGTTTTACAATTATATTGTCTTTAATACTGTCAATCATGTTTTCCCACATAGTCTCCAGTGCTTCGGTTACATAATACGTTTCCATATCGTCTACATATATTTTACAACTACCATATCTAATCCATTCTGTGAGAACTTCTGAAAGGTCATTATCGTAATAGTGAACGTCTTCATTTACATTAACTTCGCCATTACCATTATCAGTTGCAATCCATATTTCGTAACCGTCTGCAGTTGTTTCAGTATATAACCAATAGTCTACATACTTGTTCCATTGATCGGTAAGTTCAAATTCATAATGTTCACATAACTTTTTATAGTCTTCATCTTCATCTTCTGCCCCATAGCCATTGTATGAAGACAGGCCTTGTTTATTTAACCGCTTTTCGATTAACTCGTCTGTAATGTACTTCTTTTTACTCATGCATCTCTAAATTAAAAATTGTGTATATTTGGTCCCAGCTTGATAACTCTACCATATCGGCTATATAACCTAGCTCACCAACGGTTAAGTCTACAACAAACTTGTTTTTACTAAGTGCTTCTTCGGCTGCTTCGCCTAAGTATTGCCACTTAACTTTGTTATTAATTAAATTTATTCTGTACTCATCTTTAAGCATTTGGTACAGAGTTGGATATTTCTCTTTCATATTTGTATTATCTATTTTTATCCGTGTTTAATTTGTAAATCAACTCATAATATAGTACAGACAATAATAAACTGTACTTGTCATCAGTCTCTTCAACTATTCCGTCTTCAAATAACTCTTCAGTTATTGTTTCAAGTATTTGGTCACGGATTACCGGCTCGACACGTTCGAGGAGGTGTATAGCATCGGAGTTGCCGTGGAATGTAATTCCGTATGTATCTCTCAGCTCTGCTATTCGTTTAGCTTGATTGCTCTGCTTCTCTGTCATAATTATATACTTCTACTAGTTCTTCCCAATCTACATTATTTAGGAACAGGTTGGCATAGTCTACAATCAAACCAACTGCTCCGCTGTTTTCAAATACCGCATTCTCTACTATTGCTTTTAGTAAGTCTACGTATATGTCTTCGTCCTCATCCCACTGATATCCGTTTAGTATATCGTGGTGAACACGAAAGGTCGCGTAATTATTCCACCCGTTATAGGGTCGGTTAGTTATTTCACTCATAATTAATAATTTTATTTGTTTGTGATTAGTGTAAAAACCACACTAGTATTAACACAGTGTAGAATATCGCTAACCATATAAAAGTGTCATATTTATCCATAGTGGACGTGGCAGGATTCGAACCTGCGTCAACTGTACTAAGTGAACGTCTTGCCTAAGCTCAGAACGCAAAGTAAACAGTCCCACCATTTCACGCCCAGTTGAGGGGCCGCACGTCATTTACCGGTGTGTACCCTGCTTGGATGCCCCTCATTTACGTCGCCATGACCGGTGCACTGCAGCACTTGTTGCCTGACTGACGATTTGAATAGTGTTACCAGTCTTATGGGTGATAATGGGTACGTAGCTATACTGTTCAACGTCTGAACAAGTTGTGCACTTGGTGTACCCGAGATTTACTCGCCCGGCTGGTATTATGTTATTGCATTTGCACCTCATTACTTTGCAATTGATTGTGTGAGGTTGTTTGCATTTATCCACGTGTACCCTTTAGCATTAAACCATTCTGTAATGGGTTGGCGCTTGTCGTGGAAAGCAAAGTTAACTGGCAGGCTACCGATTTTAAAGCCGATAAACTTTGTATGGTTAAACTTTACTTGTGGTCGTTTACTGTACTTGGTTATTTTTATAGTCATAATTATATTTTTTACAATTATATTATCGTATGTGGTTCGTGTTTAGCTTGTAATTATTTCACTGTTTTTGTGAAGCATCCATTCAATACTGTTTAGCTTATGACCTTTCTGGTCTAGCCAAGCTTCATAGTCTTCGGTTGATAACATACCTGCTCCAACTTCGTATTGGTATACTTTACCATTCGTAAAATCTAATACTGTTATATAATGCTGTTTCATTAATAGTGTATTTCTATTAATTTACACTCTATATAATCTAACATATCCGCATCTAACAGCTCATAAATATCTATCTCACCTGCATATACCGCTTGTATTTCAATTGAAGGTGGTTCACCTGGGTGACCTGACCCGTCTTTGTAATACATAACCATTGGTTCACCGGCATGATGGTAGTAACTTACTGTTAGTGGTACGTCACGTACTGTAAGTGGTGTTGTATTAATACCGCTCATAGCTCTTCTTGATTATCAAGTATGTTATCTATTTTGTCTTCCATACCTACTATTTCTTTAGCTAGTTCTAGTATGGTTCTTAAGCCACGTGTCTCGTAATCGCTTAAGTTTTCACTGCAGTCACTATCCCATAAGGTATCTACTACATCTTGCATATCTAGCGAGGTATTTTCATACCTGCAATAACTCATATTTGGCATAACTTTTGTATTTTATATTTATATTATCGTTTGGTGTTCGTATTTAGTTTGCAAACTCATCTTCACTTAGGTCTACAAACTCAGTATTTTCTTTACAATCGCCGCATCTTCCGAGGTCAGTGTTGCCTAACCAAGGTGAAGCACCGCAACATTCGCTTACTAATTCCATAATTACTGATTTGTTTTAATATACGTTTCTATTATTCGTTCCAACTCTACTAGGTCGTGCAGTGGTACATCACCACTCTTCAGGTTATAGTCTTTAACTATACCATCCCAGTCAATATATTTGTTTAACTCTTCTAGCCCTATCATATTAAGTGTAGTTTTTAAATTTTGTTTGAATTTACTCATATCACTTGAATTTACTTGCTACTTCATAGATCTCTTCTCTGTCTTCACTGTCTAAGTCTGGTGTTGTCTTAGCATAGTGGCGTAATACATAGTGTACGAAAGTACAATCGTTTTCAGTAAGGTTTATACTTTTTGTCATAGTAATGTGTTTTAATGTTTCATATATATTATCGTCACCGATACGTATTTAATTTGTAAACAAAAGTAGGTAAAGTGTTTACAAGAGTAAAATAGTATACAAGTGTAACACCATACCTCTAAGTGCAGAAAAGTTAAAAAGTGTGACGTTAGGTAGTTAATTATATAATATAACAGGCTAGTGTCGCACTTTACGCTACTAATCTTTTGCTTACCGACCTGATCTTTCGCGTACTTCACCGCACTGTGCTATACGCGTTGCTATACATATGCTGTACACGAGGGCGGTAGCCCCCGCTAGGGGAGAAGCTCTATTTGACTAGAACCTCATCACCTAACTCGCGTACAAACTTTGGCAGTGCAAATGTTTGAGAGTAGTACTTGTACTTTTGAAAGCATTTCATATTGTCGAATCTTTCTTTACATAACTCGTATACTTTGTCATGTGAGTACTTGTGAGTTTTACCGTCGTAGTCTGTAAATG